TTGTAGATGAAGTCGAGTTCATAGACGTTGTCGGGGGGCGGGTAGAGTGCCAGGGTGAGAGTGTTCTGGTAGTTCGGATCGCCCATGATCGAGTAGGTGTATGGTGTCGCCATCCCCCGCCAGACCCGCTGCCGAGACATCCACCTTGAGGGGTGTTCGTAGTGCAGGCACCTGGACTGGTTGACGATGATCACCTCGCCCATCGTGTGGAAGTTCGACGGGAGGTTGTACTGGTCCCTGACGATCGTGTACTCTGTCTCCGCAGCGACGTCGGCGCCAGGGTTCGAGTTGACCGAGAGGGTGATAGTAGTGGCGGAGAGGCGGGAGGCGACTTCGTAACGGACATCCTCGATTACCAGGAACCCCTGTGCGGACCAATCAGGCCAGGTCCCGCCAGTGAGGGTGACGAGACGCTCGAACGCACCGCCGGTATGGTCGTATTCGATGGTGCCTGTATCATAAGGCGCCACCGTGTTGATTCTTGCCGTGTTGTAATAGTACATCCAGTGGTGGGCGTTCGCGACGTCACGCAGGGCATTGAGCGAGGCCCTGCGTGCGTCCCTCCTCGCCTCCTGGGTAGGGTTGGCGCCCATCCAGTCAACGAGGTGGTCGATGACGTCCAGCCAGGTAATCAGTTCGACGCGGGCCATTATCTGCACTCGTCCATCATGGGTGGGAGGGAGTCTTCGGCTTCGGACCACGCAGGGGCTTCTGCTTCCGCCTCAGTTGCGAGGGGAAGATTGTCCTCCACCCCAAACCACGAAGGAGGTTCAGGACAGGGAGAACGAGCGGGTCCTTCTCCACTCGGCGGCTGAGGTCTGAATCGTTCGTATCCATGCTGCTCCTCCTCTACCTCGTGGGCGAACACCACCCGGCGAGGCAACATCCTGACGATGTCTTCTGGCGGCAGGCCGAAGAAGATGATGTATGGGCGCCTGGCGTCCCTTCCCTGGAACAGGTGAGTTTCCTCAGCCGCCTCGCTCTTCCTTGACGGCACCAGGCGTATGTCGGGGTAGAGGATCGGGGCGATCCGCGTCCTGCGAACCCTGGCGCCCCAAGCCTCGTCCTCGTCGATTCTCGTACGTCTAGATAGCTGGATGGTGAGGACCTTCTCCGGGTGTGGAGGAAGGTGCCTGCTGGTGGTCCCTGGGTCGATCGGCGGGATCGGGACCGACTTCCTTGGCTTGATGATGATGAACGGGTCGGGCGGAGATACCGGTGGCTCGATGTGCCGCGCGAACCCGGGCTCAGTGTAGATCTCAGGCCGCGAGATACGGTTGCGCTTGATGACGTTGCCGTCGAAGACGATGCCGGGGACGACGCTTCGCCTGGCACTGCCGTCTTCGATCTGGATGTCTGGGCCGACGCCGCGGTGCCCGGGAACGAAGCGACCTTCAAACGGCGGCAGGGGGGCACGGGTTCGCTTCGTCTGGCCTGGTTCGATTTCCCGCTCGGCGATCGACGCCCGAGGGGTGAGGATAAGCTCCCCTGTTTCAGGAGCTGCAGCCTCCTCACCGAACGCACCGTATGGGATTTCAGCATACGCTGTCTCGCCATACACACATCACCTCAGAGGCTGAGTGTGTTCGTTCCGCCCGCACCGCCCGCGCCACCCGTCGTTCCCGAACCAGCCGACCCGGCATCCCCTGCGTCCGCCGGGAACTGGTGAGTACAGGTGCGAGCCCCGAGGTTGAAGAAGCTGATTCGCCCGCTGTCGCCACCCTCGCCGCCGTTCCCGCCAATCCCAGTGCCGTCGCCGTTGCCGCCCGTGCCGCCAGTGCCTCCGTTCGCCCGAATGCAGTCGGTCGCCGTTGTGCTCCCCAGGAGGGTTCCACAGACGAGGTAGACGTAGCCCCCGCCACCACCGCCAGCGCCGCCTCCTCCGCCAGTGTTGCTGTTGCGCGAGGCCCCGTTGCCGCCATTCCCGCCCGTCGCCGAGATCGCCCCGGAGGTCGTGGAGGAGCTACGAAGGATCCTGTTGGCGAAGATCATCAGAACGCCCGCCCCCGCACCACCACCTCCAGCCACCCCACCTGCCTGGGCTCCGTTGCCACCACCGGAACCGCCGCCGCCCCCACCGACCCCGCCATGTGTCAGGGTGTAGGTGCCACCGGAGTTACGCCCGAGGTACTGGGTGACGTACGAAAACTTCAGCGCGTTCTGAATCGCTCCGGCGTTAGCACCACCGCCACCGTTTCCGCCTGATCCGTTGCCCCCGTTGCCGCCGGTTCCGCCCTGGCCTCCGTTGGCAGGGTTCAGGTTGTTTGACCCTGTGCCCGACGTCCCAGCCGCACCAGAGCCGCCCTGACTGCCACCGCCACCACCAGTCGATCCGCCCGCCATCTGGTTGGTCGTCGCGAGGGCTGAAGCGCCAGAGCCTCCAGTTCCGCCTGAGCCGTTGTTCCCGTTGCCGCCGTTAGCTGAGATCGCGTTCGCGGGGGCGGCACTGATGTCGAGCAGTTGCCTGACGAACACACGACAGATGTTGGAGTTCGTCGCACAGAGGAGGCTGCCGGTGCCGTTGATCGTAAGGTTCTCGTAATGGGCGTCGGCGGTGAGGGTTGTCGTGCCGGAACTGATCGTCAGGTCTCCGTCAGTACCATCCCCCCACAGGCCATCCGCCCCGTCCGGCATCTGGGCGATGTTGGTCAGGGCGATGTGCTTCGTGCCGCCGCTGAAGTCCACCTTGGTGCCGCCGCCAGAGCTACCCGTGATGACGTTCGTTCGCTCAAGGACAGCCTCGGAGGAAGCCAACGTGCCGAGCCCGATTTCCCACTGGGTGTCGCTCTGGTGGACGGCGACGTACCAACAAGTGTCGTCGTCCGCCATCCCGGCGCCAAACGACTGGAAGTTGTCGAGCGCGCCGCTAAGGGTAAAATCGTCCGTCCCCGTGGTCGTCGATTCTTCCTTGATTCTGTTTGAGACGATGTGAGCCATTCAGATACCACCTCGGAGCTTGCTACGACTGTGATTCCCACTCGGCCGGGCGGGAAGGTTCAGCCTCGCACGCCATCGTTTCACTGACTTCTCGGAGATCCCCAGTCTGTCCATGATCTCATCCCGCGACGCTCCGCCCAGGTAAAGTCGAGTGAAGAGCCCGGTGTCGATCTCGCGTACGGATGGCCCACTTGTCGGCGGCAGGCGAGGTCTCGACTTACCGAAGCACGACTTGTTGCAGAACCGCTGACCGGCCTCCCTTGGCCTGAATACCACCCCGCACGCCTCACACGTCACGTCGGGGAGTACGCGGTCACGACCAGGCTGCTTGTAACACGCACTGCTGCAATGCTTCCTGCTGAACCGATCGGGCTGGAAGAGTCGCCCGCACCCCTTGCAGATAGCTGGTCGCGGTGACTCCCTTTCCGGCTTCAGACGCTTCGGTGCCAGTTTGCCCCCGAAGCCGTCAGGGTTGCCGTTGCCGAACCTGATGCCGCCGGCCCTGTGCTTCTGCATCCGCCAGTCGTACATCAGGTCAACCAGTCTGAGTCTCTGCGAATGGTGGAGAACCTCGGCAATTTCAGGGTCGGGCTCCCAGTATTCCCAAGCCGGATCGATGTAGATGCCCACGTCCCTGTCCCCGGCTGGTGTCGCCGAGCGTGCCACGACCAACACGATCGTAGCACGCTCTCAACACAATTATACCGGGCTCATTCCTCGCCGGTTACGGAAACCACGCAATTGACGGAAGCGCCTGCGGTGACAACGATTCCGAGCCGATCCCCGCCGCCGATCTTGATCTCGCCCCGGATGCGGCTCTGCCAGTCCCAGCCCGTCTGAGGGTGGACGTAGACGGTCTTGAGGATGGCGCCTGCGGTCGGTTCGGCGGAGTACCCCGAGCCGCCGTCCTGGACAGTGGTCTGAAGTGTCTCGTCGGTGTCGTCGGGGTCCTTGGTGATCGTGCTGGTCGAGGAACCCATCGTGCCGGCGGTGCTCTGGCGATAAACATTCACCAGAATGGGGGTGGCGGTGTTGCTGGTGCCCTGGAAGGAGATGTTGATCTCCTCGATGAGCACACCATGATTGCTGGCCGCGACGACCTGAAGAATGGTCTTCAGCGACGTGCCGGTGGAGATCTCGCCCGTGCGAGCCTTGAAACGAACTCCTGACATCTATCCCTCCCTGGATCACTCAGAAGAAGACCAGTGTGGTTTGCGGGTTTGCACAACCTGGTCGCGAAGGTCCTGAACATCCACATACGGACGCTCACTTTCCGGAACGGTTTGCAGGACACGGCTGACCTCACCGTCCACGAGGTCATCCGCAAGATGGGTTGCTTTGGATAGTTGTTTTGCTTGCGTGGGCTTTACGTTTACGGAGCCTTCTGCGCCCCAACCACGTTTTTCAAGGACTCGCTGGACGTCGCCTCGACCTGTAACCCAGGCTTCTGGATCACCCTGGTAGCGGGCGAGGCCGGAGAGGTAAACCTTGCCCTTGGTGTCAACTCCTGCTTCCCTCGCCACTCCCTGGTAAAGATCGCCTACCCAGGGGGTGTCTTGAAACTGGCTACCATTCGCATGCCCCTCAAGAAACTCCCGATCGGTGTTACTCATAGGCGGAGTTTGCAAGGCGAGCATCTCCGCGAGTTGATGAGAACTACCATCGAGCCTCATCGCCACATAGTGCGCCCTCTCTGCCAAACACCTCCCGACACAGGGGAGTCCCAGGGCTTTCCCCCGATCGGCAAGGCACACAACCTCCTGAGCGTACTCTGAAGGTCCAGGGCGGTCTTTCCCCCTGGCGAGCCTCAGTCGTTCCAGTCGATCGGCGTACTTGACTTCCATGTCACCTCAGTAGTTGTTGATCACCTCGTTGTCGCGCTTCTTCTTCATGTAGGCGTCGTAGCCTTCGTACCCGGCGCCAGCAGCACCTACTGTCCCCGCACCACCAGTGGCGTAGGGAGCCGCCCTGTACGCCCTGCCGACCCAGGGAGACCGTTTCGCGATGTCCGCAGCGTAGCCCGCACGGTTGGCAAGGTTGGGGTTGAACAGGAAGTTAGCGGCGTTGGCGACCTGGCCGGGAAGTCCTCGCTTCTCCATCGCGAAAGCCGCCATCTCGTCCGCCATCTGCCCCAGGCCCGCACGCACACCCTTGTCGCCAGCCCCCTTGTTGATGTTCCCTGCCATCCTGACCACCCAGGGGAGACCCTCACCGGAATGCCCGTGTTTGGCGATCTCGTTCATCAACCCGTGAGTAACCTCGTGGCGGTTGGCTACGTTGGGCGCGACGTTGGTCGCTGCGCCCTTCGCCATCGTCCCACCCATCCGGTCGCTGCGAAGGAAGACACCGGCAAGTCCCTCCCTCGTCGCCCTGTCAGCAATGCTAGGCGCCAGGTCGTAAGTGTTCTGCCGCAGTTCGTTCGCGACGTTGACACCGGACGGGAGCCTCTGCGTGCCACCGACGACAGCCTCGGGAACGCCCGCCGCGTCAATCCTCTTCGCCATCGCCAGCTCTTTCCGTGCCGCCCTCAGAGCTGGATTAAAGCCCTTGCTCGCCGCCCCCGCGCCCTTGCTGATCCCCTTCGCCAGAGGTCCTGTAACGTAGGTGAGTGGGTTCGTCGCCATGTCCGCCGCCATGCCGCCCGCGAAGTTGCCCCAGTTGTCCTCCTCCCCAACGGCGCCGTAAGACCTCAGAAGGTCACGCCCTGAAGTCCTGTTCTGTGGGCTCGTGACACCCAGTACGTCACTCCAGTTGCCGAGAGGGAGACGCGCCAGCTCAGACGGCTTGCCGGCGAGGGCGCCCCTGATCGCAGCACCTGGGTTGTCCAGGACATTCCCAGCTTGCTTCAGGCCGTAACCGAGCATGTCGGACAGGACGCCCATCTCAGTCCCTCCTGGTCGCACGGAGGTAGGTACATCTCTCGTTGCCTGGCAACCTGGAAGGGGCCTGCTTCACGTCAAACCCCCTGGATTCCAGGTGGGCTGTCATCGCTTCGGTGGTGCAGTCAAATCCCGGGACTGGCGGGTTAGTGTGCAGTTCGGCGATGATCTCCTTGACCCGCCTGATGTCGTTGGACTCGTACAGCCCCGGCCACTCGCCGCCCTCACAGTCGAGCTTCAGAAGCCTGATTTCCTGGCCCGCATCGCGGATGATGGAGTCCAGGTCCGTCGAGTTTGCCGGGAACGTCTTACCGTCCTCGCCAGCACAATCAACGTAGTGGCAGGCGGTGTAGCCGCGCATGTCCATCATGGAGACCTGCTGGACGCCCTTCTTCCACAAAGCGAGTTCGTACAGTTTGGTGTACAACCAGTATGACTGCGTATTCCTCATGAGAAGTTTGAAGTTGCCTGGGTTCGGCTCGTAGCAATGCACCCTCGCCCCACGGAACAGGCACATCACCGCGAAACAGCCAATGTGCGCACCAACGTCAACCACCACGTCACCGGGCATGAACCTGTCCGGAAGCTGATACTCATTGCACCCGATCACCTCGGAGACGATGAAAGGGTCTTGCGTGCCGAACTGCATGGTAAAGTCGGAGACCATCATACGGGTTGCCCTTCAGGTAATGGTGCTTCAGATGGTGTTGGTGGCATTGGTGGCGGAGGCGGTTGCATCAGGTACTTATCCGCCTCCAGGTCCATCGACTTCGCCCAGTCGGTAATGAGCGCGTTCAACGGGTTCACGTCGGCGGTAGCCATCGCGTACTGCATCAGAGGCCCAAACAGTTGCTGCATCGCCTGCTGCATGTTCTCCGCTTCCATCATCTTGTTGGGCTTACGCGCGCTGTTCGCCTCGATCCTGTACTCCAACTGATGGAGAACCCCCGCTGGATCGGATTGTACCAGGAGTTGATCCCAAAGTGTAGCCCCCACAGGTCCCAAAACTCTCACGACGTCGTTCCCCGTGAGGTGCCAACGTGCGGCGAAGGCTTCCTTGCGGGCGACCTCCGTCATACAGTCCTCGATTTGGTTCGCCATGTCGTCGGGCCGAACGTTGATCGCGTCACTCTTGACCTGTGCTTCCTGAGCGGATCGCATCTGGCGCGCCGACATGCCGTACATCAGCTCAGTCAGGCCGACGCGACGCTCGAAGTTCTGCGTGACACCCTCGATGATGGTGTAGATTTCGGGGTTGAACCCTGGGTGCTGCAAGAACTTGACAATCTGGTCGATCGCCATGTTGAGAGAGGATTCGACCTCGATGATTGTGTAGTCGGAGCCGTGCTTTATCTTCTCCTTGAGGTCCTCCCCAGCCGCCTTGACGATCGCGATGAAGTCCCGGCTGGCGATCCGGACCTTCGCGGCGAGGAAGGACCAGGCCCAGTTGATGAATTTCAGCTCGCCCATGCCAGGCTTGAGATGACTCATGGGCCAGAGGCGACGGGGCACCCAGTGGAACGCGAACACGGTGAACGGCCAGGCGTTGTCCGCCCAATAGGGGGTCTGCCACTGGGTTCTCTGCTGGATCTCGGGCAGGACCTGCTGGGTGAGAGCGAGGTCGTCGCCGCCGAGGATGTCGCACAGGGGCGGGGGGAGGTTCAGTGGGTAGTTGACGCCGTCCGCGACCTCAAGATAGACGTAGTCCCCGAGCTGGTCGAACTTCTGTTTCCACTCGTCGGGGACACCGATGAGCCTGCCGCCCATTCCCATCTTCGAGTAGACTTCCCAGTAGGTGATCAGGTCGGCGGTTCGCCCCTGTTTCCTCCTGTAGTCGTTCTCGGGATCAGACGCTACTTCCGCCTGGGTGCTGTACGACTCCAACCCTGGAGTAGGCTTCAGAGTTCCAGGAGCAAGGCCCTTCTCACGCTCGACTTCCCAGACGGGACGAACCCGCTTCCTGGCGCACCACTTGATGTCCCTGATGTTCTCCGCGTCGGGGTCGAGGTGGAGGTTGTCAACCGAGTCGTAGAAGGTGCCGACCCAGCTCATGACGGCGCCAGGTGGGCGATACGGCTGGGTCCACATCACCCCCATGCCCTTGATCAGCGCCTCGTCGATCGCCCACCTGGCGTGCGTCTTGAGGTCGAGTGGCGTCGGCGTGTAGTTGAGGTACTTCTCCAGCAGATCCGCCCTGGCTACGTCCATGTCGGTTGACATTTGGAGCTGGAACATCTGCTGCTGCATCGCCATCGCGGCGTTCGGGTCGGTCTGTACGTCGCCGAACATACCAGGAGGTGGGATGACGACCTTTCTAGGGTTGACCTTCCGGACCGGGTTTCGGTGGTACAGGGCGGGGCCGAACAGCTGGACAAGCTCGGCGGTCTTGTTGACGGTCATCCGGACGGAAGGAGCCTTGAGGTCAAGCTCCTCCACGTCGAACCCCGCAGACCCTCCACGAGGCATGTAAAGCCAGTCATAGGGACCGTCGAGGAAGCGAGCGCACTCGTCCGCGTCGTCCTGGAACTGCTGCTTTTTGTGTTCCCAGGCGCACTTGATCTTCTCGATCCAGCGTGCGACGACGGGTTTGAGTGCGTCGGCCACCTAACTCACTCCTTGAGGGTTCCGAAAGCGGCTTCCAGCTCCTTGAGCCGCTTGGTGCCTGGCGTGTGGTCCCAGGCGCCGTCCTCACGAGTCTCCTCGCGGCGCGCCTTGGGGTGGTCGATGTGCAGGACGCCCGTGTGGATCCTGAACGTCTTGAGGTCGGGACCCATGACGTTGAGTGTGAGGGCGTACTGCCCGTCAGAGGTTACGATCGCCGGGTGCGGGGTGGCGTCATGGTCCGCGTCGGGATACCAGTACACGATGTCGCCGATCTCTGCGGTTGGGAGACTCATCCGTTAGCTCCAACGAGTAAAAGTTGCCTGGGCAATGCGTCACACTTTTTCTGATACCACTCGAACCACATCCTTTCGGAGTCTTCGAGGGACGGGAGATCCTCGCAGTCGATGAGAACGTGAAGGTGCCTGGCGATCGCCTCCCACATCAGCTGCATCTGTGGGGCGAGGTGGTCGAAAGCCTCGTCGCTGTAATCACCATGACCGAAGAGCACGAAGACCTGCCTGGCGACGTCACGCACTGGTGCGCCTTCAAGCCGTTCCAGAAGGAAAGAACCCTTGGAGGCGAGGTAAAGCCAGGGCTGCTGTGACTCCAGTGACAGGCTGTCCCACTTCCCAGAGGGAACGCCCATCGACGATGCGGCGAGCGAGGTGCCGAGCCTGAACAAGGATTGAGCGATCTCACCAGGCGTCAATACAAGGTCCATCAGATGGTCCCCTTCCCAGGCCCGAGGTTGGTGTAACTCTCACCGTTGTGGTCACGCCTCTTCGCCTGTTTCCGTTTGATGTACTCCAGAGGTCCCGACTTCGACTTTGGAACTTCGCGTGGCTTCACCCATTTGGGTTCGTGGAGGGCGAGGTAGCGAAGGCAGTCCATCACATGGTTGTCTTTGCGCGTGTCCGGCTCTTCCTGCACGACGCCCGCGATCCGTTTCCTGTGATACCTCTTGATCTCGAAGAGGAAGTTAGGCAGCTTTTGCTCCATCACCCTCACAGCGGGGCCTTTCCTGTCACGAACGCGGAGGAGACCCTGAACGGCGAGGACTCCGGCACGCACATCACCATTCGCCAGGAGGAATGAAGACCCTGTGGCAATGCTCCTGACATCAAGGTCAGCCATCTCCTCCGTGTACTGCTGCATGACGGTCTTGCCGACGCCGATCTCAGTCTGGGCGGCCATGTGTGCGTCGATCATGAAAGCCTGTATCTGCTGGTCAACGATCTTCCTCTTCAATTCCTGGGCGAATATGGCGGCGTTGCAGTCTTTGATGTACAGCTCGTCGTAGAGTAAGTAATCAAAGTCAACCTCGCCCGGCGGAGGAACCGCACAGAATAACACAGCACAAGTGCGATGGCCTGGGTCAATGTAAGCGTACCTCGTCCAGTTGTTGGAGACTTCCTTGAGTGGATGACCGTGGACAGTCATGTTGAAATTGGGGTAAACCTTGTAGCTCGTGATCGCGTATTCGCCGCCGATACGCACCCTCGCTTCTTCGTCGGTGAGATCCGCAGCGAGTGAACGCTTAGCTTCCAGGTCGATGTGTTTGTTCTCTTCGAGCAGGACGACGAACTCGTTGATACGCCTCCTGTCCAGGTCGTCCTCCTGCTGTGCCTCCTTCTCCGCACGCTCGTGGAGTTCGTAAAGCTGCTCGGTTCCGGCTTGGGGGGTAGCGCTCCAGATACCCTTGCCGTTGCGATCGAGGATTCTCGCCGCCATTTCCGGATACCAGTTCGGGTCGATGATCTCCTCGTCAAACCAGAACAGGTCGATCGGCGAGCCCTGCGGAGGCTTTCCCAGCGAGGAGTAGAAGTGCAGGTCCCAACCGTTGCTCAGCCGGATGATGCTCGGGACGTTCTCCTTCTTGTTCTCCCAGGCGACCTCCACAACCATCCTCGGCGGGATCAGCGGTGGCGCCGGTTTCGCCTGATCCGCCCTACAGGAGTCGTCAGGAACCCAGGGGCGGAAAGCACGCCACTTCTTCGTCCGCTCGTCCCTGATGATCTTGAACGAACCAGGCTTGAACAGCTTCTCGTACAGGACCTTCCCAACGTGGCGCTGATCCTTGCCGACAATGAACGCCGTGCCGTCGTGCGTGGGGAACTTCTTGTAAGGGTCCTGCCCGGTCACACACCTCGCCACCTCAACAGCCGCCGCGATCGTCTTGCCAGCCCGGTTTGAGCCTCGAACGAGCCGGTAAGGACTCATGCACTTGTGAAACCGCTTCTGCTCTGGCAAAGGCTCGTAAAGGTTCAGCGCCTCCAGGTTCCTCGCCGCGAGAACCTCAGTCAGCTTCCTGATCTGGTGGAGCGTGTAGGCGGATATGTACTCCTTGGAGAAATGCTCGTCGTAGTCCAGGCTGACTTCCGGCTGCTTTACCTTCCCCCTCGGCTCCTCCCCCTTCGGCTTCTTCCCACCGACCTTCGCAAGCCCCTCACGCAGACGCTTCTTCGCCTCCTCCAGGCGCGCGAGGTCCTCCGCGTCGGGTTCGTACTTCGGGATGCTAGCTTGGGGTTTCTTCTTCGCCATCGCCCACCGACGCAATCAGTACCGAAAGCTCACGCTTCAAGTCCTCTGCCGTTACAAGGTCTGTTTCTTCGAGTACTGGCATTGATTGGTTTGCGGTGGTAAGCATTTTCAACATTCCGTCGAGGAGACGCTGGCGGATGATGGATCCCTTGGGGGCGTTCTCGAACTCCTCGCACAACACCAGGGCGAACTTCTTGGGTCCGCCGAACGTGTGCATGATGTGCCCGATCAGTTCAGCCAGGTGGGGGATCCTCGCACCGTCCCCCTCCAGCGCCTTCTGAACCTCCTTGGGTATCTTCTTCAGTTGCTTCGCCATCCTGGCAGTGTCCTTCGCAACAGTGGAGTGAGCCATTCCCACCGCAAACGTCACAGGGCTTCCACGCCTTCCTTGAGACCCATCCGCTGCCGTGGCACCTGTCACAGTTCATTGGCGGAACTCCACCATCGAGAGGCATGATTATCAACAGGAAGGCGAGGACGACGGCGACAAAGTATGCGATGCCAATCATGATGAGTGCTTCCCTGGAGGGCTTGTTGAGTACCTCGTTTCCAATCGCCACGGCGAGGTTGCCCGTGGTGATGGTGGAGATCAACATGGCGATGGAGCCTTCACTCATTTCTTCCCCGTCGCCTGCCTGTTCCAACACTCAAGGCAACGGATCTTCTTACCGCGAGGTGGAAGGTAGCCGATTGGGCTCGCAGCCTTACCGCAGAAACCACAGCAGACGTCGGGCCTGGTGAGGATTGTTTGAGCGTGACGCATTACTTCTTCTCACAACAACATGGCTTACCCTCGTTGCACCCACAGCCGCAGCAAGGACAGCAGGAACACTTGTTCTTCTTCGCGAGCTTAACGGGTTGCGACTGGCGAGAGGCGTAATGCCCCGTGGCGAACCCAACGAGAGAGAAAGCAACGCAGACGAACATGAACACGATGCCGAAACCTTTATCAGCCATGATGCACCTCACAGTTTTTCGACGTCAGCGAGCCCAGCCTTGATCAGACGCAACGCTTCGAGGTCGAGGGAATCGAGCTTGATCGAACCCGCCTTGACGCTCATCAGCCAGTTGAGGAACGCCACCGCCTCCTTGTCAGCGACCGGAGGGGTAGGCCCAGGAATGGGGTTGGTGCCAGGCACCGGAGAGGGCAGAGGGAACTTGAACTCCGGCTGGCCAGGGAGCTTGATGCCGAACCTGTTCGCAACGATGGTGAGCACGACAGGGGCGACGTAGTACAGCAGCGACGTCAGCGTGACTGGTTCCATTACTTTTCCTCCTTGCGAGTGGCGAGGTAGAACGCTGCGGCGGCGAGCAAGTACGCGGGTGTCGGAACCTTCGCGGGGTCGAAGGGCAGGCCCGGGAGAGAGGGGGAGGGCTTCCCGTTCGGATCCTTCGAGGGGTCGTAAGACGGGTCAGAGCGACGCAGGGCACCAGCGAGACTTTCCGCACCGTCGTACTTGTCCATCCGGAAGACAACCAGCCCGTCCTGCGTCTGGTAGTAAATCGTCGGCTGACCAGTGGTGACGAAGCCGAAGCCGAGAGCCCAGTAGTCGGCAGGGTAGTCCTGGAACCGAACGCGATCACGCCACTGAGCGAGGTGAGGAGAGCCAAGGAGATCGTTGACGACCTGTTTGCGGTAAGCGTCCGGACCGATCACCGTGAGGTGAGGAAACCCGCTGTCATCAGTGAGCGCGCCAACCGCGTCCTGCTCGCTACACACCTGGCCGCAGATGGACCACTTGGGAGAGGACCCGTTGGGCTGCCAGTCCATGCCGTAGATGGGCTTGGCGGTGGCGGGGGCGATCGGCTTGGACCTTGGTAGTTCGCACCTCGGCTGTGGAACCGTCCCGCGAGGAGGAGGGGGAGGAGCTGGAGCGAGGAGGATAACCGCCCAGCCGCCTCCCCCCGCAGTCCAGCGAGAGAGGAACTGTTGACGTGAGAACCACTGGACACGACCAGGGGAGTTGTTGTCGAGAATGGCGCCCCTGGTGCTGTCCAGGTAGACGCAGCAGAGCATGTGGTTCGCGTTCCAGGTGATGCAGGGAATCCGGCCTGTCCTGAGAGCGAGTTCGATGATGGCGGGGTCGCGACCCTCGTACTGCACATACCCGGGGACAGGGAGGTTGCGAGCCTGGCTGATCTGCTGGACGAGCTTATCGACCTTCGTCGGGTAGCCGCCACCAGGGATACGCTGCTGGACCATCCACTCGGGGAAGCCCCAGACCTGCGGGACGTTCTGCCAGTGACCCGCGTACTCGATCGACCTGAAGACGCAGCAGCCCAGGCCCGAGGCGGCGATGTTACGCTTCCGGAGCTGGTCGGGCATCGCGAGCAAATCAACTGCGGGCTCGTCCTCACCAATAACCTGCGCCTTCGCCTT